GAGGGAATCTTGTGAAGTGGTCAGGAGACTTTATCACAATTGACGCTAACCAAGCTCAGAAGACTGTTGGTGTGGTTTTAGGGCCAGGTATTCAATCACTTATTTTTGAAACCAATTGGGGGTGGTTATAATTCTATATCTATTAGACAGAAATGTTCAAACAGTAAAATGGAATGGCCAGCCACTCCATGAAGCGACAAAAGCAGAAGTTGAAGAAGTAATCAACGTGGGCTACACACTCAAGGTTGACTGTCCAATCACAGACACTGAAATTTATAAGAAATTTCAGGAAGACATGCTCATCATCGCCCCCACTCCTGTAACTGGCCGGCAACTGTTCCGGATTAAGGAGATCAGCGAGCAAGATGACACAGTGAGCCTGACTTGTCAGCACATCACAGAAGACATTTTCAAGCGTTCTGTTCGCCCTATCAAGATTTCAAATTCAACTTGTCAAATTGCCTTGAATGCTATGATTTCAGCAGTCAAGACACCACTTGGGAAATTCTCATTCTCAAGTAACATCATGGACAATAGAACCTTCAACACTACAGAAGACGAAACACTCTACAAGATTCTGATGGATGGAAAACATTCCATTGTGGGCACTTGGGAAGGTGAGATGATCCGTGACAACTTCCTGATTGACATTCCGAAAAGCCGGGGAATTGATCGTGGTGTGGTAATCACCACACATCAAAACTTGAAGCAGTATGAACGGAATAAGAGCAGTTCTAGCATCATCACAAGACTGCATCTAAAATCAACCTTCAAACCAGAGGGAGCAGAAGAAGACACGGTTCTGAAAGTCACTGTGGACAGCCCCCTCATTGGCAATTATCCTTATATCAATGAAGCTGAGTATGAGAACAATGATCTTACTACAGAGGAAGAATTGAGAAAATGGGGTGAAGCCAAATTCAAGAATGGTGACATTGACAAGTCCACTGATCAGATCAAGGTGGAAGCTTATGAGCTAGATGGTCAAACTGTTCATCTTGGTGACACAGTGACCATCATGAGCTTGAAGCATGATGTCATGCTGAAGAAGAAAGCTGTAGGCTATGTTTATGATGCTCTTTCAGAAGAGTATATTTCTCTTACATTTGATGACAAGGCTGGTCACGGTGTAGGCATGTCAGGCTCTAATGGAATTTCTGATGTAGCATCTGAAATTCTTGATACAGTTCAAAAGACTCAAGAGGATGATGAATACTACAAGAAATTGAAAGTATTGGTTGACAATGCCAACAGGGCCTTTGAAGACAAAGCAGGAGCTTTGAAGAAAGAAATCACAGATGGCATTGAGGAAGCCAAGGCTCAAGCTGAAGTGGTCAAAGAGGAAATCTCAGCTCAAGTCACTGAGAAGATCAATGCTGCTAATCAGAAGAACAAAAATGAAATTGCAGAAGAGTTCAAAGCTAAATACAATGGCATTGAAGTCAATATGGAAGGGCTGAAAGCTACTACTGACAAACTAAAGACCAGTGATACTGATATCCAGAAGCTGATCAATGATTTCAAAGCTCAGATACAGAGCCAATTTGTTGGAATTCAAGGCGCACAATCACGATTTGAGCAAACGACTGAGAAAGCCATCTCTGATCTCACTAATGTGACCACTGGCAAAGCAGATCGGTTTTATGTTGAGCAGACACTGGCAGGGGTCAAAGAAGAGTTTACTTCATTAAAAATCGGTGGCGTCAATTTGCTAAATGGTTCGAAAGGACCATTTAAACCGAACAAACAACCAGCAAATTTTGATAATAATGTGCTTTACAAAAACGAGACATCCATCTACCTAGAACAAGGGCAGGAGTATATTGTTAGTGCCAAAACAGATGGAAATTTCACAGCATTACACATTGGTAGCATGGAAAGCGATAATGTCGTACTCTGGTTAATGGATGATAAATATCAAAATTATCAAATTGTTTCTGATTTAAAAACCGGTACATTTGGAACAAAGATTGTATGGAACAAACCTACTGGAATTTATCATCTACGGGTAAATACATATCGAAAAGATCCAAATAAACTAAGATCCGTTTGGGAAGTTAAAGTTGAAAAAGCCACAGTAAAAAGTGAATGGTCTCCATCAATCAAGGATCAGGAAAGCTTAATAACAGAAGCAAAATCATCCTTTGAACGAACGGCGAATAGTTTGATAACAAGAATCGCTTCTATTGAATCCTATGTAGATTCCGATGAAATTAGAAAAGATGCTTTAAATAAGTACACGAGAGAAGAGACTGCAAAACAGATTTCTGCCGAACGATCTAGAATTGAGGAAAACTATGTAAGGAAATCTAGTTATAACGAAGATGTAGCCAGCTTAAATCTAAAATTTGAAGATTTAAAACAGAATAATGATCAAGTTATAGCATCTAAGATTGCTGAATATAAGCAGACTGTAGATGGTCAGTTTGCGACTGTAACCAATAAATTGGAAGACACAATTAAAAAAACAGATATTCAGATCACTCCTGGTCAAATCAGCTTAGGTGTTGGTAAGGAAATTAGTGGAAAAACCATCAGCTCATTGCTCGTACAAGAGCCGGAATCAATTGCTCTAATCGCACAATTGATCAAGGTTAAAGGTGACATGGTAGTTGATGGCTCAATCACAAGCAGGCATCTAGCTTCTGCAAGTGTCCAAACAGGCCACATGGAAGCTGGATCAGTCACTACTCAGATTTTAGCTAGTAATGCAGTGACAGCGGATAAGTTACTGGTGGACTCCGCAATGATTAACAAGCTTGTATCCAATCAAGCTTTCATCAGAGAGTTGATTTCACAGAAGGCATTCATTACTCAATTAAACTCTATTGACATCGCTTCAAATCGTTTTACTGGCGACCGTATCCAGTCATCAGATGGATCCCTTGTGTTTGATTTAGTTAAAAATCAATTAACTATGTCAAATAATACAGCGGCTATTATGCGAGAAGATGCTGGATATCCAACACAGTTTATAAGATACGAGTCTAGCATTGAACAGAATCAGAAACACTCTAGGACAATTATTGGCAGTAATCGCAACGGTTCGAAAAATTGGAATTCCGTTTCTTTTGCAGGAGTTGTGATTGACAATAATTCGAATAATGGAGTTGATAAAATTTTTCAATACGGCGACTACAACCACATGCGTCATGCTTCGGGTGATGATGGCTGGAATTTTAGTGTAGTAACCCAGACATTAGTTCCAGGTAGTTGGAAAAAAAACTCAGAAATTTGGTGCAGGCATTTTGTTATCCCTAAAAAAACAAAGTCAGATACAGACAGCCCGACCGAATTTATCCGTCTAGATGAAAGTGTGGCTGCTTTATGGAAGCTGTGGGCGCATGCCCTTGGTCAAATTAATATGACCGGTGCAATGAAAGCGAAAGTACAAAGCATGCTAGAAGCCTTCTCTTACAATCGAGATCATATTTTATAATGGAGTAAACAAATGAAAGAAAACACTTATGTATCAATCATCACAGATCTAGCTAATCAATTGGCTAGTAAATCAATCAATGAAGCTGAGTTCAAAGCACGATTGACTGAAGCACAACAGGAGAAACAACAGCTCCTCAAAGAACTAGAAATCTATCGCTCTGTTCTGGAATCTGACAAAGATTTGAAGGACCTATTTGAAGAAATTAAAAATAAGAATGAGGTAAATGCTAATGAATTATAAAGTACAATTCAAAGCCTATGATCCTGTGGCTAATGCCACAAAGGTTTCCATCAAGCAAGATTATCCATACCGGGTATTTGAAGAATCTCTTCCAAACAACCGCATGGCAGATGAAGAATCAACACTTGTGGAAGCTGTTCTAAATCTTGTCCGGATGGAATTAGACCCTTCTGGCGCTATCGTGGCACTGAAAAAAGAGCTTGATAAGTCTGTTGAGGCTAACAAGGAAGCTATTCAAAAAATTCAAGAACTTACTCTTGAAAATGAGAAGAAAGATTCTCAAATCCAAAACAACAAAGCTCTTGCTGATTGGTCTGTCCTTGTAGCTGTGACCAATCAAGACAATCCACTTGATCCAACTCTCTACAAGCGAGCGCTTGAGCTTGTGGAAACTGCTCAAGTAGGCAAGACCTACAAACAATATGACATCTTCACCTTGATTGATCCAGACCACACTGAAAAATTCAGTGAAGGGAAACGTGTTCTTGTTCAAGTCAACTATGATTTCACTTACAATGGCGAATCCATCAAAGACTTGAAAGGCCCACTTCTCCAAAATGGGAAACTGGCAATCTACAATTGGGAAGTTCCTAAAGAAGAGAAGCAAAACAAGCCATCAGGAGATCTTGAAACTCAACCAGTAGCACAGCCTGAATCCTAATTGAAGGGAGTGTGATTGATGTATCAAGAACCAGATGGAATTTTTGGAATTATTGAAGTAGTCCGTGATTTCTACGCTCATGGAATAGATGAGCACATGATTGTATTTCTCTTGATGGCCATTGTGGCTCTAGATATCGTTTTAGGGGTATCTAGAGCATGGGCCTATCATGAGTTCTCAAGTAGAAAATGGAGGAAAGGGCTAGTAAGTCACACAGCTATGATTTTAATTGTAGCCATTGGCTATCCATTCGCCCAGCATATGAATCTTGGACCCGTAGTTGATGCCTTCATTGTCGCAATGATAGCAGCATACGGCTCTAGTATTCTAGCAAGCCTTTCAGCTCTAGGAGTTGAAATCTCTTGGCTAGATCATATTATTAAGAAAAATATTGATCATGAGAAATTTCAGTTAAAAGAAGGCTTAGAAGAGCCTAGTAGATTGATTAAAAAAAGGAGAAAAGAAAATGAATCAAATCACAGAAATCGTAGCAAGTAGCGCAATGAGTATTTTGGTAATTTTAGTCGGAATTGTTGTTCAGGCCGTGAAAAAATACCTTTTGACTCGTGGTGGGAAAAAAGCATTAGAAGTAGTTGAAATCTTGGCAAAAAATGCGGTAAATGCTACTGAACAAGTAGCAGGAACATTGGATATTCACGGCAAGGATAAGATGGAGCATGCTAAGACTAGCTTGATTGAGGTACTAGAAGCATATAACATCAATTTGACAAATGATCAATTAAACACATTCATTGAGGCTGCTGTCAAGAAAGCCAATGAACAATGGAAGAAATGAGGTTCAAAAATGGTAGCAACAAATGATATTATAAGTTATTCAGAATCTTTGGCAAATCAAGGTGTAGGAGCGGATGCAGATGGTTCATACGGAACCCAATGTGTGGACCTACCAAATTCAATTTCTATCAACTTTTTTGGAAAAGCTCTCTGGGGAAACGCTATTGACCTACTTAATTCAGCCGCTGGTTTAGGATATGAAGTAGTGTATGATGCAGTAGGAGTCAACCCACGAGCAGGGGCCATCTTCGTCATGGACACAACCTATCTATGCGGTCATCCTTACGGTCACACAGGGATTGTGATCGAGGATAGCGATGGGGTCACTATGAGAACCATCGAACAAAACATTGATGGCAATGCTGACTCTCTGTATGTTGGAGGTCCTGCACGATACAACACACGCAACTTTGATGGAATTGTTGGATGGTTCTATTTCCCAACTGATGACACATCTGTGACATTTGAACAGCCAGAACCATCAGAACCATTGACAATTGAATCAAATGGATTCAATCCAGAAACAGGGACATTCACTGTTGAAGTATCTGCTCTAAATGTACGAACTGAAGCCGGTCTTGGAGCTGAGATTGTAGCTGTATACAGTACAGGTCAAGAAATCAATTACGATGGATGGATTGATAATGATGGATACATCTGGATCACATACATCGCAGGCTCTGGCAATCGCAGATATGTCGCAGTAGGACAATCGGAGAATGGTAAGCGTATCAATAGTTTTGGATCATTCTCATAAGGAGGTGAACCATGCGGATCAATTCAACAAACTTAAAACAATTCGAGGGGGGCGAAGTCGTTAAACAAGGTGACACAGCTTCCCTCTTTGGCTATGAGTTGCTAGATGAAAATTACAATCCAGTAACCGAATTGGAAGGTCAGGAAGCTACGATCACACTTGCTAATCGTAGCGGTAAGACCAGTTTGACCAGTACGGTCACAGATCATAAGGTTAAATTTAATATTAATAAGGTTTTACCAGTGGGCATCTACCAAGTGGAAATCACTTGCGGTAACTATGTATTCCCATCTGATAAGTCAACGGTTATCAAGGTGACACAATCAACAGAAGAATACACATCGGACAGTTTGGAAGAGCTTCGGAAGCGTGAGCAAGGCGAAGAACTCCCAGACTTAACCGTACTATATAATCTAGCTAAAATTTAATAAGAGGAATAAAAAATGAGTTTAAATACTGAAAAAATGACGAAATTCGCGCAAGCAGTCGGAACGGATATCAAAGAGATTAAAACCACGCTTGCAAGCAAGGCTGATAAATCTGAAATCGGGCAAGGTGGAATTACACAGCAACAATTGGACACAGCTATTGCTGGTGTTAAAACAGCAATCCTTGGTGAAGGTGTACCCGAAGAGCTGGACACGCTCAAAGAAATCGCAGAAAAAATCCAAGCGGGCGGAAGCTCAGACAGTGCGATCGTCTCAAAAATGACGGAACTTGGTCAAAAATTCACCGATCTTGAAAATACTGACTTTGTACAGATTTATACCGCAGCTAAAAATACCCTCTAAGGAGGTAGCGAATGGATAAATTAAAAGAAGCTATAACAGCGATCGGGAGAGATATCGGTACTATCAAAGGGGATCAATCTAAATACTTGGAAATCGGCCGAGCATACGGATTATTCCCAACATATGCCACGCTCCAATCTCAGATGACAACCAACATCAAAGAGAAGCATCTCGAATTAGGTCTGGACGCTCTGATCGATACCAAACTACAAAATGGCGGTGACCCGTTTGTCACACGCTCAAAATTGCCAACGATTGACACTAGTCAGCTCGCAAGCAAAAACGACTTGGAAGAGTTGAAACGCTCAGTCGGATCTGGTGGTGCTAGTGGCGAATTAAAAGGTCAAGGCTTCCCATATAATCTCAACGCTGAGATCGGTACAATATATACCGATACGACAGCTAAAAATGGAGCGGTGAAGTGGATCAAGAAAACTGCTGGGACTGGCTCTAACGCTTGGTCTGTCTTGTTTGGCGATGTCAAACACAAGCCAAGAATTTCATCGAGTCAAAACAACGCTTACGTAGAATTCAGACGTATAAACTCTACGGTTGAAATTGGCTTCGGTGGCCTTTCTTGGGGGTGGTTTGGTATCGTGAGACGAGGTGCGCCCAGCTACATTCCACAAGGTTCTGATAGAGAGCGAAACGTAGTGATCTTAAACGTCGGCGGTATACCCGTCGGTTTTCGTGCGACTAGCTCAAAACTTGGTATTATGACAAATGACAAGGGAAAACGTTTGGGAACATTTTATTTAGGTGGGCCGGGTGACGGCAACCAGCTACGCTTACAATTCGATGATCCCGTACCTACTGATAGAGATATCGGAGATATCCGCTTCTCCAGTGTGATATATACCACGGACGACCCGTGGCCAGAAACTTTATAAAGATGACAACAGCGGTAGCGTAATGCTACCGTTTTTTTTATTTTCCAAGTAAATTCCAAATAGGCTAAAAACACTGTAAAATCAACGTTTTTTTATTTTCTTTAAAATGCGAAAAGATAGCAGTATATTTTAAAATGTGCTATAATATATACGATAATCGAATACTATCACTCACTTAAAACCACTAGCCCCAACTAGTGGTTTTTTGTGTTTATAACGGCAATTTTTAAAAATGTCTATTATAACGGCAATTATGCTGTTATTTACTTGAAAAAAACGACTAACAGTGCTATAATAATTGTACACGGATTTTAAACAATCTACTGAATAACCAAGTGTAGATAGGGTGACACCTTGCTTGGATT